GGGGGAGATCGTGTTCCTTTTCCCCGCTCTTGTGGGGCCTAACACCGAAGCTGTGTTAGTGCGTGTGGAGGTTGAACCCGTGTTCACTCCTGTGGACCTGTCCACTGTCGAGACTGCCTTGACTGATATACAAGGGGCAGGGTTTGACACGGCTACGGATTCACTGGTTCAGGTTCGCACCACACTCGAAGCCAGCCTTACGGCCATCGCAGCAAACGTGACGAAGGCTCTGGGGCTGTCTCAGGAGAACTTCACCATTACGGGCCATGTTTACGATGCCAACGGTAACCTTACCCAGAGCACCGTGACGCTTTACCCTAGTCGTGATGATTTGATTTTGACTCAGAACGCGATCGCCACGTACACCATGTTGGCGTCCTACGATGGGTCTGCTCGGTTGACCAATTACAGCGTACGCCTTGACCCTTGATTTCGCCTGGAGATCCCTATGTCCCTGACATTCGTTAAAGACCAACCCGCCTCGGCGTCGCTCCTCTTTACTTCGAGCGGAGCGCCCGTGACTGGCTTGACTTTTGCAGACGTCACAGCCTACACCTCAAAGAATGGTGGGCCTGCGGTTGCGTACCCTTTGACAGGGCTTAACTTCACCGAGATTGATGCAGTTAACATGCCAGGGGTATATTCCGCCTCTTTTTCGAGCGCCGTGACCAACACCCTTGGGGAACTGATCGCCCATTTCTCAGGCGGGACTTTTGATACCTACCTGATCAGGGCTACTGTCTTTAATGTGGCCTTCAACGAAATTGACACCACGACAACAGATACCTTGTCACAGAGTGCCACGAATTCTTCAGACTTGGCGGCTATTGATGCTGTGGTCACGGCCACGCAAGCTACGGTAGGGGGATTCGCCACATCACTTGGTAACATCGAAACGAACGTCGACGATATACAAGGCGCTGGCTTCGTCTCGGGTACGGACTCACTGGCGGCTCTTAGAGGCGACTTTGATACACGCATCCCCGAAGAGGTCTCAAGACGTTCAGACTTCGTAAACGGGGCAGGAAACCTTACCCCTCCCGTTGATGTGGGCTTGTGGGATGTGCTCGGAGACGGGACAACTTCGATCTCTGACCTGGGAGTTGATTTGAAGCGGAGCCTTGGTCTATCTCAAGAGAATTATCGTGTCACTGGGCAGACGTATGACGCAAATAACAACCTGATCTCAGGTGTGATTGCTATCTACCCCTCTGCCGTGGACCTGAACGCCAATACGAACGTGTTGGCTACCTACGTCATATCCTCAACGTATGACGCAAACAATCGCCTTGTGACCTACCAAGTCGCCAAGCAATGAGCTAACTTATGAGCGCCAGTGCCCTCTCAAAAATCACGTTAGGTAGAGCAGTCAACCCGACAGGCAACTCAGTTGTCAGTTCGGGAATCACCCCTCTGGGTGAGGCCGTCCCTATCGAGGATCTGTACCTTGTCGGTGAGATGGGCGTTTGTGAGTTGAGCGAAGAGGCGGGCACGTTCCTGCCTCTCTTGAAGAGGGGGGTGTGGCAGAACCTCGACGGTAACTCTCTGGCAACAAAGGGTATCGTCTTTAACCCCTTGCTGTTGATCAACCCCGACTGTAGGATTGGTATCCTACAGACTGAGCACGGTCCTATAACCAAAGGTTACGGAGACGCGCAGCTTGCCGGAATAGAAGATGTCACGGTGAGGGTCGAAGGCGCCGAGAGGCAAGTCTGTTACATTGAGCCCACGTTAGGGATCATTATCTTGACCCAAAGCATTCAGCCTGGGTCAACTGTAGAGGTAGACTACTTCTACACGCCAAATCCCTGCCTACCTATGGCAGAATTTAACAACTTCGGGTACGTCTTCAATCAGGTAGACTCTTCCAGTTCTTATGCAGGACCTTTCCCGCTCACCTCGGTGTTTGGACCGGAACCTGTCACGCCTCAACCCCAGTGGAACGGCTATACCTACACGGCGTTTGATGCCCTTTATTCTGCCGCTTTTAACGACCCCACGTCTCTTCTGTTCAACGAGCCCGCTCATTCTCTCACGATAGCCCCTCTTAGAAGAGAACTCACGCCCGAAACCTTGAACTTCGAGGGGGATGTCCTGCCGACTTCCCAGGGATGGGAGGTCGTAGGCAGCGCCCCTGGAGCGGCTTCTTTTGAAGAGGGATTGTTTCTGGTAGAGGACCTGTCTACGGGAACCAATGTAGTCGACCCGGAAGCTCTTTTCTACCGTAGAGATCGTGACTTCACGTTCGATTACATCTTCACCTTGAATTTCCGCACCAAGGTATTCGAGTACACCAAAGACGGGGACTACACAGGCATTTCAGCGGGGTGGGCCTCCGATAGCCTCCTGTACAACATTTCATTCTTGGAGGTAGGCTCGGTTCGCATCGTAGGCATGTTGGGTGCCGGGGGAGATGAGACCAACTGGAGGTCTTACCTTGGCTTGGAAGGTATCGTGACTCCCAGGCTGGAAGGTCTTACCTCATTCAACGATCGTGTCGTGTTCCCGTTTGAGCCCGGCCTGTTCGTAGGCGATGAGGTGTTCATTAACGGTGCCGTCTTCGAGATCGCCTCAATTGAGCCTCAGACGGTCGACCCCACCCTGTTCGATGTTGTGTTCACGACAGAGATTACAAGCCCACCTGGAGCCGTACAATGCTTCAGGACGGTAGATTACACGGCCCTCACGTCTTACCGTGTCTTCAAGTCCGAGAACACGACCCGAGTGTTCACGCAAGGTAACCCCGCACCGTTGATTTCGGTGACCGATGAGGACTTACCCCAACAAGAAGAGATGTATGACCTCTTGGAAGAGAACGTCGTCTTCTTCGGGGGCACGTCCAAAATAGCCACCTCCAAGAGCGGATGGGACTTCTTCAGGTACAGCATACAGCCCGTGTCTGCGTCTCAAACAGCACCTCGCGTCTCCACAAACGGAGACTTCGCGGTGCTACCTGACGAGGACCCTGTGTCTCCCTGGTCGCTTCTTGATGACCAAGGTAGCTTCCAGATCGTTGATGGCGACTTCCTGAATCTTGAACAGGCTGGGAGGATCGATCAGGGGTCATTGAGCTATGGACGCATCGAACCTCTGCTCACGCAAAAAGCCAAGGCGGATCTCGAAGCACGCGTTCGTGTGGACTCCTGGGTGGGAGGTTCAATCCCCGCGACGATTACGCTTGCGGATGACCTGCGTGAAGTGACCTTGGGACTCTTCGCAGATCCTGCCGTCACGTCGACTACAGACTATGCAACCTTTCAGGTAACGGAAGGGATGATTGATCAGGACGCCAACTCACTTGCCACCGAAGGTATCATCGCGGCAGTAGCCTCGTCCGGCGTGGTCGTGCAGTACGAGACCTCGTTCTCGGGCACACAAGACTTCGCTTCTGAAGGTTGGGACACCACAGGATTTGATGACGTTGTGACGTCTCATGTGGACCACCACCAGATCCTGTCCAAGCCTGACGGTCCTTTTGCTTCTGCAACAGACACCTTCCCCTTGGTCAGCGCCTCCAATGTATACACGAATTACGTGTTGGCCACAAGGCTAAGGTTTGATACGTTTGCGACCGACGGAATGGGACGAATTCCGGTTCTTATGGGTGTTGACGACACCGAATTTGAGGTGTTCGTTTCCTTTATGGATGACGTCACCCTCACAGGAGTCGTGTTCACCAATAAGAACGGCGTGGTTCTTGCCGACGGGTTGGGTGACCCTCTAGGGTTTGCCTTTGCCTGGAACGACGGGGAGTTCCACGGCTATCGCTTGGTTCGCTCACTGGATGTGGTCTCACTCTTCGTGGACGGGGTGTTCCTGGGATCGGTCACCACGGCTGACTTACAGGACTCCGTTGCGACAGAGCATGAGGTCCGGTTGGACTTGCTGGAAGAGGAGGTCACCTTCGCGGTAGATTATTTCCTCTCCCACTCAACTCAGTACGCCACGAGGCAGCTAGGGTTCTATACGGGCGGAGACCTCAACGATCCTACCTCATATGAAGTGGTAGACGCCGAGTTCCTGGGAACATTCTTGGACATCCGGTTGACTCGGAACCCGGCAGGCAAGACGCAGGTGTTCCTCAACGGTGCCGTAGACCCTGTTTTCGAGAAGCAATACAGTGAGCTACCGTTCAAGACATCGGCCCTGGAACTTAACACGGACCTGGGGTACGTCAGGTTCGGGTCTCTTGATCCTACCTCACTGGCCGAAAGCGTCTGGGACTACGTTCGTTACAACGTCGCCAATGACCGCGACTTGCAGCTTGCTCTTGAGCACTCTGTGTTCAATGCCGCGTTCCCTATCACGAGCGCAGAGCCCCTGTTTGACACGACCTCGGAAGAGGTGGTGCTGTCTACGGATACCTCGACGACGCTCATCTTCCCTTCCAAGGGCTACAATGTTCGCAAGGTACTGGGTGTATCCTCGCCGGATGGGGTGACTCCCTACACGTTCTCCTTCTCGGAATTGACGCAGACACTGACTCTAGATAATCCTCAAGACAACCTTCGTTCTGATGTGCTGGTACGTTTTCTGGTTAAGCCTCCGTACAGCAAACAGTACCTCAGTAAGCAAGAGACCGTACTCAGGCTAAACGAAGGTACACCTCCTTTCGAGTTGTCGCAACAGAAGGTCTTGGAGCAAGTCGAAGAACTCGTCGCCAACGCAAATGATTTTGAGGATTTGGCCGACAGTGAGATCGATTTTACCTATGAAGATGGACGCTTACGTATCTCCTATACGTTTGCACAGGACGCCTTCTTCAACGTGCTTGATTTGGAGCAAGTCGACCTTGGAGGCACCCTCCAGGCTCACTTGTCACCTGCGTGCGATGACCTTGGCTTCAGGGATCTTACCTTGGACGGTTACGCCGACGTCTACACCGTCCCTGATCAGGCTCCTGACGGGTTTGGGTCCTATGACCAGCCCTTCTATCTTGACCGGGCGACCTCGACGTTGGACACCGCAGAGGACCAACTGGAGCCCTTCTCCGAAGCTGATGTCGTCGTATCGTGCGTGGATTTCCACGAAGATGCTTATGGCCCGGTCACAGATGAGGCTCTAGTCAATGCTCCTTTTGCGGTCCTTACGTTCCTGGGTGGGTTCGTGTTGGATAGCTCGGGTTCGACCTTGGATGAAGCCTCCAGTTTGCTTGACACCCTGACAGAAACTCCGGTTGACATTGACTATACTGTGTCTGTCAATTTCCCATGATCTTTTAGTGTCCTTTGATCTTGAACACAACACAAGGTGACCTTATGTACGGAAAGATTCGACAGACAGCCCGAGTGCTGGTCGACAGACTACGCACTTACCTGAGCGACAAGCTTCTCATAGGCGTATCGCAGCAAGAGTGCGAGGTTTACAGCGGCCCCAAGGGTGAGATTTTCTACAAGATGCACGACGCCTACACAGGCGCGCTCATTGAAGAGGGTCACATCATGAACGTGGTCACGCAAGACCTTTCGATCCTCCTGGCGCGTCTTGCCAAGGATTCGATTGAGCCCGCTCACGGTATTTTTGCTCTCGCGATGGGTACTGGTGATGTGGGCTGGGACCTCCAGTCACCCCCCGCTGCTACAGCGACTCAGAGATCTTTGTACGCAGAGATTGCACGCAAGACGTTCGTGACGACAAGCTTCATTGATTCGGGTGGTGCCGCCTCGGCTGTCCCTACGAACATCGTGGACTTCACGACCACGTTCCTGGCTTCCGAAGCTGTAGGTACTCTGGTAGAGATGGGCTTGGTAGGAGGCGATGTGTCGGATGACCTCTTGACGACCAGCCCTGTCACTCCTGCGAACGGCGTCTTTGATGAGACAGAGGATGTGAGGGACCAAGACACCCTGTGTAACTACCTCACCTTCCCCGTCATAAACAAACCTGCGTCGGCAACCCTCTCAATAACGTGGCGCCTGACTTTTTAACTGATGCGCAAGTTCCCTTTGGCTTTCCACTTCCTTTACGGGTAGAACTATGACTGATAAAAATCTCGGGCTCAACTCGACCTATCTCGACCCTGAAGGCACGTCTTTCGAAACAGTGGTCTACCGACAGGACGCTCCCGTATCTAATGCCGAACTTAACCTGAACCAAGAGATTCAAGGCTCAGCGCGCGCGCAAGCTTTGAAAAGCCTGATGCCTTCAGGGTTTCTCACGGGAGACTTCTTGGAGGAGGGTCTGACGAATTATCAGTTCGGCACGACCCCGAACACCTTCGGGTTTGACGGGGAACTTCTAGCGCATGTCAACGGCTGGGTGATCCCCGTGGAGTACACAGGTTCGGCAGTAGTACAGACAAACCTCTTGACTTTGGATGCACCACCGGCTAGCCTGGGAACTGTGGCAACGGACTTCGTATACCTTGAAGTCTGGAGAGCTTTGGTGGAAGCTGAACCTGCCACAGACAACAAGCCCTCTGCCACGCAGGTCTACAGACACGGTAACGTGCTCAGTGACGCGGCCACATGGATTGACGAAGACTTCCGCGACACTCCTATTGGAGCGACCGTGGAGACAACCCGTCGCGTGCAGATTCAGTACGCGCTACGTACTGTAAGGCTCAATGACACCGCTACCCGTCTGGGATATGACGACGTGAACATTCTGGGACAAGGTCCTAACGTAGCTCCTGTAGTAGGGGCCACGTTTGCCAAGTCTGCCACGGACCAGGGACTCTGGGTTGCGGGCGACGTATTGGGACAGCCCAACGCTATCGCAGGCACCGTAGACGGATTCCTCTACTCTATCCCTGTAGCGATTGTATTCAGGCGCAACTCCACGGCGTTCAATCACCTGACCAACGGTAACGGAGGGATCACGGGGGTAGGGACTGCGACACCTTCGGATAGGCCCGATGGCTTCTATTCGGATCAAATCGTCTTGGATGATGTACAGGACCTCCGCGCAAGCGTAGCGCCTAACGATCGTGATTGGGCGGCACACATGAGGCAAAGCTTTGCCTTGTTGCTCGATAACAGGTTAAGGTCCTTTGTGGGTCAGTCTTCTTACACGGACTACTACGTCGGAGGTAACAACGAGAGCTTCGGCTCGCGCTACCTCAAGGCGGATGATATCCTGCCTTCCGCGTCCCCAGACAAATCCTCGGGTAATACGATCAGAAACGCCGATGGCTTCTGCACCGTGTTCACGGACCGACCACACCTCGAAAGATTTACAGTCGAGTATGACGCAGCAACGTTCTCGGGCGGAGGCACCTGGGTAGCCGCTGATACGTTGGAGTTGGACTTTGTAGCCACGAACATTGAAGACGAACAGCCCCTGGGGACCGTCATTCAAGATGTCCTGTCAGTCCGCCTCAATGACAACTCGGGAACCGTGGGACTGCCTGCCTTCGCGAACTTTACTGTGGAAGGCTTGGGAACTGGAACCGTCACGATTACTCTTGAAGACCCTCCCTTGGCAGGGAACTCGTCTGACGTTTGGGTTGAGTATGAGGTGTCCTACCCTTCGGGATCGGGACTCACCTCGCTTGTAAACGAGCCCGCTCCTAATTATGACATCCTGATTCATAACCCGTCTTCATTCAACGCACTGTTCACTGCCAACTTCACGGATGACCAGACAGGGCGAGATAACATAGCGCCTTTCCTCACGGCGGTCTACGAAGAAGGCCCCCACCGTGAAGTGCTGCTTAAATACCGTTCAGATGCCGTCAGAAGCCTCTCAACGTTCTCTACGGCTACGGACACGGTGGAACTGCCTGAGACGGCTTACGTGGCAGATCCGACGACTCCAGCCCCCGATTTCACCCTGGTAGTGAACGGGAACGCCAAGACGGTCACTGCGATCAGCGCGGACAGGAAGACGTTGACCTTTGACCCCGCAGAAGCCTCGGGCGGTTTCGCCGCGACGGTTGATTACACGCCCAACCTCCCCATTCCTCGGACTGGGCCAGAGTTGACCTTGTACTACCTCGCTCCCGCGATTCAAGCGATTCCCTTTGAGCTTCTAAACAACCCAGCGGATCTGGTCAACTTGAGCCTGGAGCTACAGCCCTTGTACATCTCTGATAAGGTGTACACGGTGACGGCTTCTTCAGGCTCCGTGACCACGCCGTTCCCCTATGAAGGTGCCTCACAGCAAATCCCTGTGTGTGCCACAGCGGGGGCGACCTTCCAGAAGGAAGCTGAACTCAACGCACCCGGCCCTATCTCGGTAGACGACTTCGACGCTGATGTGGGTATGCTTGAACTTCACACGTTCGTGCCTATGGCCGCCGCCACGAATATCACGCTACAAGACCCCGTGAACGTGATCGGCTCTCAGACACTGGAATTCATTGACCACTACACCGCTGTAGCTGAAGGGTCTTACATCCCCACAGCGATCGCCCAGTCACTCTCGGGTCCCGTCGAGCACAAAGCGTTCATTCCTTTTGTAGCCCGCCTTACCAGAGACACAGACTTTGGCCCGGAGGGAAGCGCAGTTCTTGTAGTGCTCTCACAATACTACGATTACTCTTCATTACTACCGACGAACTTCTCGGTAGAAGAGAACCGAGTATCCTTTACGCCGAACCTGAGCGCGGCTGCGATTTACCGTCTCAAGTCAAATCCCCTGATCAAGTGAGGACCTGATGCCATCCAAGAAAAATCCTACAGATATCCGCGTCGGTGCAGGACTTGCAGGGCGAGGTTCCGTCGCCATCACTTCGGTGACCTTTCAGAGCAGCGTGTCGGGAGGAGAAACCCGAGCTTCCGAGGTGTCCAACCAGACGCCTCTTGCGCTGTCGGGAGACAACGTTCAAGAGCATATCAATCAGTCGGCTCTACAGGCTCCCACGCCTCTGCCTAACCAGATTGGTGAGACATCGAACCCCTTGAATACAGGCGCTGTGGACACCACTCCTGTAGCGGTCCAGGGATTCTATGACGACGGCGGAGCGACCCCCGCGTTTCTGCACCCTCTTGTGGGGGCAGGAGATGTGACGATTCAAGGGACGGTGTTCCCTGCCGATCGCGGTATCCTTGTCTTGGAGGCAGGCGGTGTTGAAGTAGCAGCCCTTGATGTAGGTGTGATCTTTGTCGAAGGTGACCCGGAAGATGCTTCGACCCCTACCAGGGACCTGGGGCAGACGGACTACGTTGCAGGGGCGAACCCCGTAGCGACCCTCAGCGCCCTTCCTCAGTTAAATCTTTCAGATCGCCTTCCTGTGAGCGCGGCTTACGGGGGAACTTACGAAGATTTCCCACAGGACTTCCCCGCCCAACAGATCGCCACGTTCTCTGTCACTGTAACACAGGGCGGCGGTACTGTCGAGACGTATGAGGTGATTCATTACAGGACCCTTAGAGACTACGAAGCCAAGACGACTGGCCGTCGTTATGGATCATCTGCCGTCCCAACAGGGAGCGCTCTACCTGTCTACGTTGATGCGGATTCAGCTACGGGCGCTACCATTAACAGCTTTATCTTTACCCCAGCATCCTCACCCACAGCGGGAAGCAAAGCTGTCAGCGGCGTGGACGTCTATGACCCTTCGGCAGACATCTTCGAGACATCCTTTAACGTCTCGGATTTATTTGACAACTCTTTCTTGGAGAGAGGTATCTCAATCAGGCAACAGCCCGGACAGACTGACAATCAAGAGGATATTTTGTACACGGTCTATGACGGAGGCAACCCCGCCATCGGACAGCCCGCAGCGTTTGCAGGACCTATTGCTCTTACGGCAATCAAAGCTGTAGAGTTTGACCCTCAGTTGGTAGCCTCAGACCCCTTCGGGAACGTGACGCTCTTCGCGAGCACCACCCCAGATATTCTGTTGATCAACGGCCTCACGTTTGACACGCGCGGCGCGGTTCCTGTGGACCGTCTGACCATAGAGACGTTCAAAGATGAGGCGGTAAGGCTTCAGGCCGGGAATGTTTTAATGGAACCTGATGGTACAGGATCAACGTTCGACTCTACCGTAGATTTGAGTGCAGGGGAAGCCCAAGTCCGTTGCCTATCTGTCGGAGCTAACCTTGCTCTCGCAGAAGGTGGTGAGCTTGGTTATCCTCAAACTGATTATACTACAGGGTACTTACCCCCGTCAACCTCGGACTATTCGGCATTTGCCGGTGCTGCGACCTACTACCGCTCCTTTGATATGGGAGGCCCCTACAGGGAAGGTAAGTTCAGGATCGTGGGGCTCCCCGTCTCGGGAGACATCTTCGAGGATTTCCGATGGGATGGGACGTTGAATAACGCCGCCAACGGTTACGGACACCCAGAGGGCTTGAGGATTGAGATCAACACAGATCCTTTGACCGCACCGAACTTCGACCTGGGTAGACCTTACGGTCAAGGCGGAGCCCTGACCGGTTTTGAAATTGAGAGCCCTAACAGCGTTATCGTGGGCTTCCTACTCGACGACGCTCCTGAATTGTCGCCCGAAGGGTATTACCCCGTACGCATGGGGATTACGTGGACGGGATTGGCGGGCACGTCCGTTGTCCTTTATAAAGTCGAACTGCTACCTGCCTAAGTGAGAACCCAATATGTCCAAGATTGACGAAATCGTAAAGAAAAGCCTCCAGGGAAAGATCGCAACGGACTCCAAGTTGGGACCGGAACAAGAGCCCTATCAGTCCAACAGTACGTTGGACTATGCGGCGCCTCAATCCCTCGCACAGGCGTTGAACTTGCCTCCTATGAAGGATGCGAGGTTCGTACCGTCCACGCCTCACGCGTACTCTAACGTGTCTACGTTGAGTCTTTTAACGCGTCCTAGCAGGTTCAGGCGTTGGGTGGAGCCTGCGTTGATTTTCGGCGCTGACTTGTACTCAGAGGGTGACGACCTTGACTTGACGGCTACGGGTACGTTTGAAGACCCTCAAGGTCTGAACTTCAACTCTAACTTCGTCTTGTCGCCACACGGTACCGTTCTCGCCAACACGTTTCTGACCACGCACGACACCTCAAACTTTACAAACCCTGCGGCTAAGGGTAACCTTCGCACATCGACCGTCACAGCGTCAAGCTCCAATGAGATTGATCTCGTCACGGCTACGTATGACGTAGCAGACGGGGGAGCTTCGTACAGGTGGAGTCACTACGGCTTCTATCCGCCACGCTTGCTACCTCTACCCGCCTCGGACGGCACTGTGACGGCGTATGCCGCTGTGTTGCCTGAAGACTGGCCCGTGTTTTCTTGGACAGAAGAGTTCTTCGACGTCACCTTCGGATCTGCCTTGACGAAAACCTCGGTAGTGGGCGCCACAATTGAGGGTTTTGCTTCGGAAAGGCTTGCGGTATCCGCTCCCACCGGTGAGTTGGCCGTGGGCGATTACTTTCTGGTACAGTCTCGCATCTTTTATGTGGACCTTGTAGGCCCTGCCCCTGGCATAGACAATATCCTTGCCTCGCCTTTGCATCCCTTTGAGGTTGACAGCATGGTTCCGGGTGCTGCGACTATCCAGACACTGTACACAGTGGGTGAGCTTCTTGCAAATCCGGCTCAGTCCGTGGGAACTGATGCGTTTGGTACTGTTGTTCCACCCCTGTACGACTCACCTTTCCTTGATTGGATTCGCGTCAGGCGTTTGTACCCGCCACGTGCTACGGATAGCAACCGTTCTATCTTGGGTGCGTTTATTGATGCGACTCCAGCCGAGAACATTGGATTCTCTCCGGCACTCATCCCTGCTACAGCGGGGGGTGATCGTGACCTTCCTACAAATGGCGTGGCGGAGTTCTCTACTGTTATCTTGGACGCAGATGAGTTAGAAGGGCAAGAGATTCTGGTAGACTACCGTGAAGGTATCTTCCACCTCTCCCACCCTATCGCGACAGGAAGCACGCTCAACCCTAACTCTTACCTTGACCCACAGGGCTACCCTCGCTTGTATGCCGTATTCGCAGCGTACAACCGATTGGTTCCCCCTGTAGCCGTGTCGGCTCTTATTCGAGGGGGGACACGCGCGGGCATCGGTCGCATCCCTGCCACGACTCAAGAGAACTCGCCTGTCACGGGGCGAACAGGCTGGAAAGTAAGTCTAGGTGATGATAATACGGGGCTCGGGGAATACTACTACTACCCCAATAACGAGACCGCCGTTGCCGACCCTCCCATTGAATACGGTGGACGTAACGAGGCGCTGTACTTCCTTGAGAGCAATTTGTCTCACGAGGGCGGCCCTCTCACGGTCTTCCAGAAGAGGTCCGAAGAGGATGGTGTTGTTCAGGTAGGGGCAATTGCCTACAACGGAAGAGGCGGGTCAGACCCCGACGACGCCGCACAGATCACCTTTATCCCCGACATTTCGAATGACTCGGGGAGTGACTTGACAAGTTCAAACAAGCCCGACTTCAGGGTCAGTACAGTCAGACAGCTTGCCCGTGTACAAGCCTCCCTGTTCTTCTCAGTGGCGCCGGCAGACATCCTGGCAGGCTCTATAAATGGGATTGACTTCAGCATTACCTTGATCGATGATGCGGCAGATGCGGTAGCTGCAAGCTCACCTGCAACAGGCATTACCGTTACAGACGGGCAACGTTCTATGCCCGAGGTCATTGCAGATATCGTAAACCAGCTTCCAGGGACTTTGGTGAGAGGTGAAGATTACGACCTCTCCTATTACTCGGATGGTACGGACTACGTATTTGTCTTTGAAGCCTCTCGCAGTCTCACGATCACTACGGATGATGCGGCCCTATTCCCCATCACGGACGGAGTGACGGACGACCTGAAGCTTAGCTTTGGGCATGATCGTCAGGTACAAAACGTACTACGCTATGTACTGCGTGAACGTGAACTGTTCTTTGATGGTGCAGGCATCCGCGTCAACGGTTCACGCCTGGGAACTCCTGTAGCATCTTCGTATGTCTTGGAAGGGTTTGAACTTCTGGAGACTTCGATTGAAGGCGGACAGGCTTTCATCTCGCTTTCTCCCGGCTCGGTCTCTACCCCACAGGGCGTTGTACGTATTGCCGATGAGTCTCGTTTGTCTTTGACGGCAGATCGTCGTCTCGGTGTTTACTTTGACGTCATTGCAGGTACGTTGGGTACGGTCCAACAGCTACCGGGGGATGATACCCCGTTTGTCAACATCACCGTTAACGATGTACCTCTCTACATTGCCCAAGTCGACGCAGGCCCAGCCTTAAATTACACGGTGGACGTTCGTGACTTCCTGGCTAAGACAGAGGTGCTCACAAACATCACCGTGGGCGCCGAAGGTAGAGTAGCTACCTTGGCAGGAGCCCTGGAGCTTGCGAAGAAGATAGGCCACACGGCCTCCTCTCGCCCTGTCATTGAACTCTTGGAGGATGTGACACTGGACCTCATCCAGACCAACACCGATGATTACGCTCCGGTACAGGCCGCCGTCTATGATGGTGCCCCTATCACCCTTCCCGCGAACTTGCTGTTTCTTGGTAATGGACATACTGTCACGGTTTCTGGCGTCCCGTCCGAAACGGTGCCGTTTGGAGACCCTATCTTCAGGTCGAACCTTGACGCAGGGTCTAGCTCTAACGTAGAGTTCTCTGATATCACGTTTAATCTTGACGCAGGGGAAACGGTAGCTGTGTCTCTTATGGCAGGTAACGCCGTAAATAACGGCGTGGCCATCTTTGATAACGTAGTCTTGAACGGTACGGCAACCTTTAATTTCAACTTGTACAGTGCGACGTTTGACAACGATGCTTTGCAGCGTCAAGTTGTGATACGTAACTGTCAATTCGATGGGGACGTTCGTATCAGGTCTATTGACCGTTTGATTGTCGAGAACTGTACTCACTTGGGCAACGCAGACGCCACGGGAATCTTCCTTATCATTCTGAATGACGAAGGCTATGCAAGCGTCCAGGGGTTGAACTTTAACAGGCTCGCTTCAACTGGATTCTCTACGGGATTCCTTTTGGCGAATAACGTCAACGTCAACGTGAGTCAAATAGACGCGTTCGCTTTGTCTATCTCGCCACCGGCTCTATCCTCGGTAACAGACGTGCGTGTATCACTTTCTCAAGTGACCTTAGCTGTACGTCTTGAACTGGGCTTGGCAGCTCAGACTACCGAAGGTGTGTTCTTGATTGACGGTTTCTATATCGACACCGCAACGACCAACTCCCCCCTTACGATAGACCAAGTAACTCAAGTATTCGTCAGCGATTTCTCTTTGACGAGTGCCGCGAACGTAACCGTAGACATCACGGATTCGGATGTCAGCTTGAGAGACTTCAAGATTGTCAACACGAGCGTAAGTTCAGGACTCACGACCAAGATAGGCATCCGTCTTCAAGGAGATAATGGTGCCTTGATTAGCGGCGAGAACGCAATGGACAGCGATATTGTGATTGAGAATGGAATCTTGGAGGTGAGCAGTGGTTCAGGCATCTACGTGTCCAAGGCTAATGAGGCAGGCAAGAGCACGGTCATCAGCAACAACCGCTTCGTGAATACCACAGATAGCACCGTGACGACTCGTGGTATTCTGCTTAATGCGGATTTCGGTACGGCGAGCGCTGACAATGTAGCCAACGTATATATTAGCCATAACGTGTTCGATAAGTATTCCGTTTCAGGTACCGAGAACTGTTCTATTGGGACCAACAGCGTAGACGCCGATAACTTCGGGGATGTGACTATCTCATTCAACCATGCACGTGGGTTCTCGGGCGGTGCGACGGAGTTCTTTAATCTGGCGGGATCTATTACGCTTAGAGAGACCAATAATGGCTTCACCCAGTGAAAGGAGACCGTAGTGTTTTACCTAGTTGATTCGTCCAATAAAGTCAAGGCTGCTTATACAGACCTTGCCGGTGTCCCTGTCAATGGTTTTAGAGTCGTCTCTGTCCCCGTGGACGTGGATATCGACCCAAAAGACGCCACCGACAACCCACCCGTATTTGAATACGGAGACCTCTTGAGGCAGAAGTCACAGGGTATTCTCGCGAACAATCCCGAGTTCAGTTCGGTTTTATTTGACGACCTCACAGACGCCTCCGTATGGGACACGGCCAATTCGGCGGGCTTTGCTGTAGGTAGCGGTATTTACTGGGTGCGAGGGTCTGCTTTGGCCGCCGCTTCACTCAGAACCGTTGCCCTGGTTCTGCCTGGACCCGCTTCGAGGTTCAAGCTTTTGTGGGACGTGTATCAGGTGACCCGGACAGGTGATGAAGGCTTCAACCTTCTGTACCATCAAGAAGCGATTCCCGATGTGATCACGGCTTCTATTTCCACCGATCCGGGTAATCCGTTCGTAAGCGTGTTTAATGACGAACCCACAACCTTACCGTCAGGGGACTCAGTTAGACTTGAGTTTACCTCTCCCCTGAACACGAGCCGATACTACATCGGCGGGTTCACGTTACTTTATTGATCCCAATCCGAGGACGTAGACATGAGCAGTATTTTTGGCACAGGCGTTGGACGCCACCTCAACGGCAAAGATCGCGCCTTCACAAGTGTCATCTTTCAAGCGCGCACGCCTCCTATTGCCGAAGAATTCAACCTTCTCCACGACGTAATGGAAGAGGCGCGCCGCGATTTGCTGCGCGCTAATATCCCGTCTGGGTGGGTGATGAATGCTTACGATCCCATGAGCGATTACGAATTCAACCCCCTGGCGTCGAATTTGTTTTGGCTTGGACGTTCGGATGTTGAGACGGTGAACGACCTTCCCACGGCCCTGGTCAACGGGTGGGTTGTTCCTGTTGCAGGTACCCTGTCTACGGATCTAAGGAACGCGATCAAGCTCTCTCCACCCCTGGCGTCGACCTCCTCAACGGATGTCAACTTCGTCTTCCTCGAAGTGTGGACGTCCCAGCTTTCGCCTGACGGCTCGGTCAATAAGCCCGCAGAAGACCAGATTTACCGCTTTGGTAACGTCGAGTTTGGTGGGACGAACCTCGTCAATCAAATCCTTGACCCTCGATACGGCCTCGAAACGTCTGAGCGACACCAGCTACAGTACCGAATTCGCGTTGTAGATGCGGTCAATCCCGAGGGGTTCCCTTACGGCTTCAACCCTGCGATCAGGGCTCAAGGTCCTTTGAGTGACCCGACTGCCAACGTCAGCGCGTCTTACCAGTACGCCAACATGGGCGAGGAACTGGGCGACCCTGGGTTGTGGCGCGCGGGCGTGGCAAACACCGTCTCTCCCGACGGTACGAATGTCTTGACGCAGAGCGACTTGAACACGGTCGATGGGTACGTCTACGCCATCCCAATGTGTCTTGTGTTCCGCCGTAGCTCCGAAGCATGGGACGTATCCCAACAGAGCGGGGCCGTAAATCGCGCCCCTGCCGTTACAGACAGGTCACAGGCCAGTATGCTCGCAGATGTGACTCTGACCGCTGACGTGGACGCTACGGACCTTTCTCTTGCAGTGAGCGCGTCACGCACGAACACGACGTTCCCCGAGACCAGCGGGCAGATTCAAATCGGAAGAGAGGTCATCTTGTATGACTCTTGGATCGGCACCACGATCACGGTGAGCGCTTCGGGAAGAGGAGCGAAGGGGACTCACGCCTCTCGTCATGAAATGGCTACGTCTGTCTTGCACGTTACGGGCCACCCCCTTTCTCTTTACTCGGACCAGATCGTCGAGGCGGATGTCTATGATCTTCGACACGCTGTCAACCTGACCGGATTCGACCACGACGGGCTACTGGAGCAGAACCTACTCAAGCTCTTGAAGGGTGAGTTGCGCACTCAATGGAAGATATCAACTGGAGACGTCAAGGGAACTCGACACTTCCAGGTGGATTACTTCTCACAGAGCGCGCCTCCCGCAAACTACGCCATTGAGCGCGATGGCCCAGACGGGTTCCGTAAGGTCTTCTCGGATGCGAGCGTCTTGCAGCCTAACAACCTCGCTATTGTCCCTCAAGACACCGGGGCGATTACGTCTTCAAGTTACGCGTTCAACCCTGCGAGTTCAAGCGTCTACAGGACCAACTCCCTCCCCGCAGCCTGGGAAGAGGGTGACAACCTTCGTCTGAACCTGTCTCCGCTACAGAATTCATTCAAGACAGCCGACGATCAGAAGGTACGCTTTGTGCATCCTCTTGAGTATGCAGGCATGGCGCATAACCCTGTCGAGGTATCTTTCGGAACCCGTGACACGCTTACGTACTCCGATGGAGGTATCGGTGCCGGTGCTGGGAGAGGTCTTGTGGTCCTGGGGCAAGTTCCCGAGGGGATCAGCAGCCTCTACCAGCTTGGTATCGGAGCGGACATCACGTTCAGCGGTGACCAGATTGATATCGTAACGGCTGGCGCCGCCACGGTCAACTTCAGCGCTGCCGGTCCTACAGGAGCCCCCCTGTCTGAATACTTGACGGACCTGGGTGCTTACATCGTGATTGAAGACGATCTGTTCTCGTTGCCATTCAAGGGCGCGTTCAAGATTGTTGGAGACGACGGAGGGACCGGGCTACAGCTTCAAGACTCTACAGGAGCCGTGGCCGCTTTTGGTGCCGCGTCGACTCGAACATGCACATGGCGCATCAGGCTCGAAGCGTGTACGGAGAATGACGAGGACGTGATCATCGTCCTGGGACCTCAGACCTTCTTTGAGAAGGCCCTGTACCTGAACTTCGATGTCCTGTACCACCCTAACCAGGGTCTTGGACGCGTACCAGAGATCCCCTTGTACACACGCCTTGAGCCGGGCGGGTCGACCGCGTATGTACGCGAGAACACCTTCGCCAACAAGGCTTCGTCGGTTGTGGAGACTGTGAAGCTCTACCCCACAGCCCCTATGGCTTCGTTCCCTCACGATCGTTCAGCGCCTCGCTTCCGAGGCAATGACGCTCGCACCAGCATTGAGGATACGTGGGCGGAGTCCTACGTAGACAAGGGCTCGAAGACCTTGCTCTTCCAGCCCCTTCGTGAAGCGGACTTCTACCTGAATGCCGACATTATTGACGATGCCATTGACGGCGTATCTTCTTACGCTTCTCCAGGCACCTCAACGGGCCTTGATTTTCAGCTTGGAGACGGCGACGCTTGCGTCTTTATCCCCTCGGAGGTCTTGCCTCCAGCGGGTCGAATCGATCTGCCTTTGATTCAGGGGACAGGAGGAATCGTACCCTCGGGCCTCAACTTTGTACTGCCTGTACTACAGGGAAGCTCGCGAGTCAACATCAACTTGACGAATAACAGAATCGTTGGCGTGTTCGATCCCGTCAACACGGCACTTCCCGCCGCCTACAACACGTACACTAGCCTGTCCACCGTCGGTATCGGAGGCCCCGCCGAGAACGCTCTCGTGTGTCGCCTGTATGACCGTGGCGGTGTGAGAGGTATTGAGCTTCCTCCCAACTTCGGTATAGCACGTCTCTTCGGAATCTACAACCGTGAGAGTTACTATTCCAATGGGAGCGAGTACACGGTGGGTTCAAACTACCGCGTCAAGAAGGTTGCTTATGCTGGCCAGAACCTCTTGAGGCTTGATGTCTTGAGAAGGTCCCTTATCATCACGGAGAACAACACGTTTGTGATCCCCGAGGATGCCATTGATCTGGACATCCTCAACACGGACCTCTCCATTGCAGGGCTTGTCTTCGAGTTCGGTGGGTTCATGTTCAATGATTGGCTTGCAGACAAGGTGCAGTTCCACACGATTGCCGGAACCTCTACCAACGATGGGGTTACCCCCATGCTGTTGAACGGTCCTGCCGCACAGGTAGACACCTTCTTCAACGTCTCTACTCGCGTTCCCTACCAGGGTAACGTGAACGGGACCATGCCCGTATCCACTTCGGATGCTGCTTCGATTTCCTTTGGGGACTACACGCCCAAGGGACAGGCGGACCGTCAGTCGGTGTTGGCTAACCTTGCCGTCCCTCTTGACGCTCGCGAGGCTCGTATTGAGAACCCTGCCAAGCTGGAGGTTCTGGCCTCACTGCCGTTCCTTACCTCGATTGGTACGGGTCGCGTATCGGGTAGCTTTGTTCCAGGGTCATACACCGATGTGGGTTACGTTTCCCAGGAAGGCTTCCCGTTCAACCTGCCTTCGGAGGTTCGTTCTGCGAAGACCCGTGCTCTTGAGCCCGGAGCCGCTACCCAATCCCCTGTCTCGGATGTGCTCAACGGTATGACGGAACGTCTTCCTGCGGGAATCCTTGCCTCGGACCACCTCTTCATTGGAGAGGGGTTCTATGGCGAGCAGACGCGCTTCAAGATGCACGCACCCATGACGGATGAAGGCTATATAGGTGACTACCGTGATAACGTCGCTCTGTCAAAGCCCTTTGGCGAGGGAGTTCTACTGCTTTCGGATGGTACGTCGGGAGGAAACTCGGGGAGCATTTCGTTCTCGGGTACGCCAGACCTGTACCGTACGTATCGCGGAGGTGTCGTGACAGCGGCCAGCGGGGCCAACCCTGGAGGAGCCGTCTTGCTGGGGACTGATCGTCTCTACAAAGACTACCCCTTCTTGCGCGGGTTCGCGACTGAATACACGCGGTTGACTGAACTCAATCGCCAGGGTGCGATCACGTCTCTTGAACTCACCACTCTTACGAATGAGTTGGTGGACACGTTCCGCAAGCGCTACCAGATTCACGGGGGCGCCACGTTTGGCCTCGCCATGCTAGTACGCACTGCAAAAGAAGTCGTGACCTCCAACGAATTGGAGTTCAACTATGGGGGTGAGCTACAGATGCTCATCCTCACAGGTTCAGCGTTCGGCGTTGAGGCGTCTCTTGAGCCTTTGACCGGATCAACTGACCAGACACGTGAGACCATACAGCCTGTGATTCAGTTGCAGGTTGCAGGTACCGGCGAAGGTTACTCGGCTGCGGACAGGTACAGGATTCAAGGCCGTCCTCTTAGAGGCGAGTCCAGGGAGCCCTCTTCTGTTGGCTTCGCGGTGAACCGTGGGTCAGTCCCCGCCGAGAACGTCACCCCCATCATTTGCCCTTGAGGATAACACATGATTCATATCATTACCACTGACGACCTTCCTTTGACGCAGCGCGTCAAAGGTCTGAAGCTCAAGGTAGCCTTACTAAGAGACCGCATGACGAACTCATCCGAAGAGGTGAGGGAAGAGCTACGCGGGCAACTCAGGCAGGCCCTATCTACACTGACCCGCTTGGAAAAGGATTGACCTATGGCAGCCTTATCAGACTTTTTGGAGTCACGTCTACTGGAGGTAGCTCTGGGACAGGGCTCCTATCAGGTTCCCACCTTGATTCGGGTGACGACCGTAGACGACACGGCGACATACACGATTCGTATCAATGAGGTCGACTACGCGTATCCTGCTGTTGTAGGCAACACGGACGTTGAGATCCTTGATGGTTTAGCTACCGCGCTTGTAGGTGCCCCGGATTTGACGACTACGCGTCTTCAAGACGTTGACGGGGTGGAAACCCTTAGAATCGATCAGGACGCGTCCTACGTTGGTTTGAGGCTTTCCGTGTCTGCCACAGCTACAGGTGTCCTGTCTACCGCACAGGAGGTGTACGCTGCACTGTTCACAACTGTGGTGGGAGACGATCTTTCAGGCACAGAAGTTGCAGACGCCACGTACAGCCGTCGAGTTGTACCTCTTGCGGCTGTAGCGGCGGGCGCTTCGTCTAATGTATCGGATGTGGTGTTTGGGCCTGCAACGGGGGGATTTGGGGTGGTGACCCACGCTGCAATCCTTGACGCTTCTGTGGGAGGAAACCTCCTCTACCACGCAGCGTTGACTACTGTGAGGACAGTAGCGGCGGGAGATACGTTCACGTTTCGTGCCGGAGACCTTACTCTTTCTCTGGCTTGAGGTCTTTCGTGACCTTGACCTCGAAGCTCGACGTGTCTTTTCGAGTGTCCGAGAACTCCTCAGTGAATTGACCGATCAAGTTGATGCAAACCTTGCTTGTCCCAGGTTCCATCACGAGTTGTGAACTGGTACGCATTTTATCCGTAGCCCTTACCATGTTGTAAGGGCTTTCTTTTTCCAAGAACCTGCGGTTGATAGCGTTCAGAACATCTTCAGGCGTCTCGCAATTTTTCAAGACGGACTTCGCGGTCTCAAGACGGATGAGAGAGGATTTCCTGTCCTCACCCTCTTCATATCCTGCGTCGGCGTGGTACACACCGTGGTTAGTGCGGACGTGAAGCTTGTTGGGGTCAAGCTCCTTAAGGATAGGCTCGTGTTTGGAGGTTGTTTCCAGGCACCAAAGACGGTCTTTGGTTGCTATGAACGTGTGTCCCTTGATCCCTTTATTGTATCCCAAGAGGGAGTCAAGACAGGCTTCTATACCGTCACACATGAGCGCGCGGAGAATCCTGATGCCATCGCGGGATTTAGCCCCTTCTTTGGACTTTTTCTTCTCTTTTTCGTCCCTGCCCACCATCAAAGCGGAATTTACGATGCAAATGCCTTGCTCGTTACACCCTTCTAGCCAGTAGGTCAGCGTGTCCAATAGAACCAGAGTACCATTGCGTGTCGTCAGCTTCAGATTTACATCATAATTCCGGTCCCTGTTCTTCAACAGGATGGGTCCGTTAGGCCCTGGTACTGAGGCAATGATACACATGTAAGATCCTTGGGAGGCTGTTGGAGTTATTCCATACTTTGCGTCATAATAAAACAATAGGGGGTAAGGGAAGTCGAGGTAATTCTTTAGTATAGCAGGGAATATAGGTCGCTCTAAACACGTCTAACCGAGGACACTATTATGTCAGAATTACCCACACCAACTCCCAAAAAAATCAACTGGCTCGCCTTCCTACTGGAAGAGCGTCAGCTAAGCATGGGCCGTGTCATGGCGTGGGTCATGTTCGGTATTCTGGTTTACATGTGGCTTGCATCCGTCGCAGTGCCAGAGACGTTGATCACCTCGTTCTACGTGCTTTTATCCTATAACTTCTCGAAGAAGCTTCTTCCTTTAGCCGCTATACTTCCTAAGATCGGGCAAAAGTTTCAGGAGGCCCGTAAAGTTGGGGAAGATTCCAAGGATAAGACATGAAATCAGGTATTTATCAAATCGTAAATTTGAAGTCCACAAAAAGGTATGTTGGAAGCTCTAACAATATTAGGGTTCGTTGGCAACAGCATCGGAATGACCTTTCCAAGAAAAAACATTCTAATCGTCATCTGCAATATGCTTGGGATAAGTACGGAGAAGATAGCTTTTCGTTTGAAGTTATGGATAGATGTCCTGTAGAGAAACTTTCTGAGGTTGAACAGACCTATATTGACGAAGCTTTGAAATTAGGGTGGGAGATGTATTATAACATCTCAAAAGATACAAAGTGCTTCGCACGAGGCTTGTGCGACCCTAAGTCTCCAGAACATTGCAAAGCAATATCTGAAGGTCGAACTGGTATGAGCTTCGAGGATGATCATTGTGAGAACCTGTCGAAAGCTCAAGAAAGATATTTGGAGAACAACTCTCACCAACGAACTGGCACAAAGCACAGCGAGGAATCGAAACGACTTCAGTCTGCAAAAAGGTTGCTCTATTATGCTAACCATGACGCGTACTGGAAGGGCAAAAAAAGACGTCCTGAAACCACGATGAAAGCAGCAGAAAGTCGTAGCCCTCTTACTCGTGAAGAGGTGTTAGCTTTACACCGAGTCTATGACGGCAAAGTCTCGTTTGCTGAACTTGCCCGAAAAGTTGAACTTCCCGATTACCTCGTTCGGAAGGCACTTAAAGGCGAAGGCTTGTTTTACCGTCACATGAAAGAAATTTTCGAGAAGGAAACAAAATGAAAGTTCCAGGCGAACACATACACACAGAAGGATTCTGGGATAAGGTCAAGGCTTTCTTTGGTAATATTTTTACCTGGGTAGGCCGCTACCCTATCGCGCTCATCGTGACGTTCCTCTTGCTCGTTGCCGCTGTAGTCGCTCTCGCTCTTGGGTGGGGTGACCGCTTCAACATAGGGGGCCTGATTGGCCGTCTGTTCGGTAAGAAAGCAGATCCCGACAACAGGGTCATAGTCGCTAACAAAGTCCCTGAGCAGCGCGTTGACGAAGCCGGAGAGTCTATCCCTGTAGGTGAGCCTGACGACAAGGGGATCGTTCAACGTCCTGTGGAGGTCTTGGAACAAAGCGCTAACCCTTTCCGAGACAAGAGCAAGATCAAGGTCAAAACTCCCGAAGGTGTTGAAACTCAACTTGACTTACCTACTGGAGTGGAAGACAATGACGTTGACCGGGTGTTCCAGATTCAACCGAAGGTCTACACGATAGAGGTCAAGGCACGTCCAGAAGGTCGTGTGTCATCTGAAGACCTCAGCTATTTGGAGTGAACATGTCAGTGAAGTCAAGTCTATTCTTCGTCCTCGTCGCATTTCTTGTGACCTGCGGGTCTCTTCCAGCACAGGGACAGGAGCCCGTCTGCCCGGAGGGGTACAAGTGTATTCCAGAGGAGGTGGCAGCCCGATGGAAAGTTATACTGGAAGAGAGGCAGTGTCAGGACGAAGCTCTCGACTCACTGGAGAACGGGGTGGCTACCGACGACCTATCGGTCACCTACGAACCGTATGCGGTGATCGTATCCAAAGACGGGCAGGTATTTGACCGTGACGAGTTGGTTGCTCATTTGAAGTGGTGCTCTTTGAGCGTGAAGCTCAAGTCCAAGCCTCAACTCCAGATCAACATGAAAAAAGAAGACCCCAAGCCAACCCCTGTGTGGGGATTCAGGCTCAGGGTTCGTCTTGGAGTCAACGTGTGGCCCAAGGCCCTCTTTGATGATTCAATCCCTTTGGTAGAGCCCGTGTTGGGTCTGGAGCCGTTCTTTGTTCACGACTTCCACGTCATGACTTGGGCAGGCTTCCAAACCTTTGGGGTAGGAGCCGGAGTTGACGTCACACGTAACGCCAACGTCTACCTTGGTGTAGGCGGCAGGTGGGCCAATGCCGATGTCGGACCTGTGGTGGGAGTGAGCCTGAGCTTCAACTGAAAACCCGATCGAAGATTTCAGGAACATACCGAAGGGCCTTGGACAGCGAGAAGCAGTCCAGGGCTTCTTCTTTGGTGAGCACGTTCAAGATTGCGGGATCATCACAAACGATAGCCTGGAAGTCAAGGCCGTCTTCATAGGCTTTGAGAGCAAGACCCTGAACCAGCCCATAAGCTTCCTGCCTCGTCAAACCCTTCTGTACCAAGGTCAGTAAGACCCCTTGAGAGTAGGGCAGACCCTTGGTCGAGTTCAGGTTCTCCAGCATCACCTCGGGATGCACCTCCATTTCTTCCACTACACGGGCCAGCCTGTGAAGAGCGAAGTCCAGTAGGGAGGTCGCATCAGGGATCGCGATTCGCTCTACAGAAGAGTGGGACATGTCCCTCTCGTGCCACAGCGCAACGCTCTCCATAGCAGGATACACGTACCCTCGGATCATACGGGCAAGACCCGTAAGGTTCTCGGACAGGATAGGGTTCTTCTTATGAGGCATGGCGGAAGACCCTTGCTGACCCGACTTGAACTTCTCGGAGACCTCCCCTACCTCGGTACGCTGCCAGTGTCGGATTTGAATCGCGAACTTCTCGATAGAAGAAGCAATCAGCCCAAGACACGACATGACCTCAGCATGACGATCTCGCTGAATGATCTGAGATGAGATATCAACGGGGGTAAGGTCAAGGTAACCTAGAGCCGTCTCCTCGACCTCTGGAGGCACATGTGAGAAGGTGCCCACGGCCCCTGATAGCTGCCCTACTGAGATGGTCTTGATTGAGGCTTCCAGCCGTACGAGGTGACGTTGGATTTCCGAGTACCACACGGCCATGACCAGACCAAAGGTCGTGGGCTCAGCGTGGATACCGTGCGACCTTCCGATCATAGGGGTATCACGGTGCTCCCTAGCGCGGACGCTGATCGCTCCTCCCAGGTGTCGTAAGCCCCTCCTAAGCAAGACCAAAGCTTCCCGTATCCGAAGGCACAGGGCCGTATCTACCACATCGGATGAGGTGAGCCCGTAGTGTATCCACCTGCCCGCTTTGGAAGGTACCTGCTCCTCCAAGCTTTTGACGAACGCCGCGAGGTCGTGATGCGTTTCCGCTTCGATCTCCAGAATGCGTGGAAGGTTCACATGAGCGTGCTCTTCGATCTCCCAAAGATCTTCATCTGGAAGAAGACCATGTTCGTGCCAAGCACGAACGGCTGACATTTCAACCCTGAGCCAGCTCTGGTACTGACTCTTCAGGCTCCAGAGGCGTTCCATTTCGGGACGAGTATAGCGCTTGAGCATCTTGATCCTCTTGGTTCAATGTGTGTTACAGGACCTTTTCTACCATATCCCAGGCAAGAGCCCAAGCCGTAATGTAAATAAGGAGGTCTTCAACTTCCTCTGGCGCTATGAGGCAACAGGTACCGAAAAGCTTCATACGCCTCTGCATTGGAGTGTAGACTGACCCCTTTGTACTCCCCGGCTTTAGCGCCCTCTTCTTGCCAGTACATAATAATTAACTCGTGCATTGCATACTCAAAATGTACGGTGTTCTTATTTCGGACCCCATTAAAGCACGGGTCCTCCGAAGAAGTCAAGGGGATTTTCGCACCTACAAGATACGTTTCTAACATAACCTCATCAACCCCAGGAAGTCTTATGGACCCTAATATCTACGCCAAAATGCTCAAGGTTCGCGCCGCCGAGAATCTGAACCTCAAAGCCTCACGGTTTTTACGCAGCGAGATCGAGTACAAAGGTAAGAAGATCCCGTTCTCGTTGAGGAACTACCAGATTCAGATGGTCTTCCACACCCTGTTGTCCAAGCGCTTCATCATTGGGGACGACACCGGTTTAGGGAAATGTCAGATAAAAAACTCTTTAATTTCAACAAATTACGGACTCGTGCCTATCGGTGATATGCACGACTGGTCGGGGATGAAACCCGAGACTTTCGAGCCTATCGATCGCGAGTGGAATGTGCTCGTGGACGGCGAAGAGCTTCCCGTCAAGAACTTCTACTACGGGGGCGTGAAGCCTACCGTGAAGATGCGCACGCGCTACAACTTCGAGGTTGAAGGCTCGCGCGTTCACCCTCTTTTGGTGTGGCGTGACTGTGGACACCAGTGGGTCGAGATGCAAGACCTTCAGGAAGGCGACTACATCTGCGTCGAGAGGCGCGAGATGGGCTTCCCCGAGGTTGAGCCTGCCTTGAACACAGACGTGTCTATAGCGGGCAACAGTAAGGCTGTAACCCTTCCGGCTCAAGTTACTCCCGAGTTTGCGAGATGGACGGGGTATTTGGTCTCCGAAGGTTGGTTCAACCATGCCCAGAGCTTTTCTATCTCACAAGGCCCGGAGGTGAACCCAGAAGCCCACGCCGATATTGCGGGTCTGACCGCCGATCTGTTTGGACGTACTATGTCAGACGTCAAGGATAAGTTCATACATAGCACTACCTTGATCTCGTATCTTACGGAGAATGGCGTATCTCAGGGCGTGGCCAAAGATAAATCGGTACCGGATTTCATCCTTCGGTCTACACGCGAAAGCAACATTGAGTTTTTGAGGGGCCTGTTTGAAGGAGAAGGTCACGTCCTTTCTAGTGGAGGCATTGAGTTCTCAACGGCATCTGAAGAGTTAGGTCGACAAGTCCAGATCATGCTTACCCGGTTTGGGATCGTCTGCAACCGTAGCGTCAAGAAGGTCAAAGGCTATGAGCACAACACGTACTGGAGACTTACCCTCTTTGGAGAGGACGCCAGGGTGTATCGAGACAAGATCGGCTTCGTATCTTCACGCAAGATAGATGCTTTGGGAGAGGCCCTAGACCGGCCTGCCAACGCCAACCATGATGTTATCCCCAACTGTAAACCCTTGATAGAATCCCTCCGAGGACTCCTCAAGGAAGTTCTTTCGGCGGGAGGTAACAACGCTCTTCGTATCGGCAGTGGGTTCAAGCAGTACGGCACCTCGTTTGTGAACACGTTAAATCACATTCGTAATGCAGGTCGAAACCCTACCTATGATTTCCTTGACAAGCTTCTTAACGTTTGTGCAGATAACGGGCTAAATTCTACTTCAGAGTACGTCGCCCTTGATAAGGTAGCACGAACGCGCTACTTTTACGACCCCGTTGTAAGCCTTGTTGAAGGTCAAGAGGAAGTATTCGACATCGAAGTCGACGACCCCCGACATTGCTTTGTGTCCAACGGAATTGTGAACCACAACACCTTGGAGGCGATCACCACGATCGCTGCGCTCTGGCAGAAAGACCCTGACCTCAAGGTCATTGTCGTGACGAACACCTCTGTCATGAATCAATGGGGAGGCGAGATCAACAAATTCACCCAGGGGATCAAGTGGAGGATATCCAAGGGAGGTCCCGAAAAACGGTCAGAGATTTACGAGGATTACTTCTCTAACTGGGATAATGACGAACCCGAAGTGCTTATTGTCAACTATCACAGGCTGCGTCGAGATAAGAGGGTCTTCAAAGCCTTTTCGGAGGGGCACAGGTACTGTCTTATTCTGGACGAGGTTACCGCCGTGAAGAACCCGGAGTCGCAGACGCACCACGTATTCCGTGAGTTAAGCAACAATGCGGATAGAGTATACGGCCTGACGGCTACTCTGATCAAGAACAATCTTGAGGAGGGGTTCGGAATCTACAAGGTGGTCGTGCCTAACCTGTTCAGGACCAAGCAAGGCTTCTACCGCAATTATTGCGTCACGAGGATGCAGCGTATCCCCGGCAGCAAGCGAAAGATCCCCGTGATCATCGGGCACTCCCGAAAGCATATTCAAGACTTCAAGACGGCGATTGACCCTTACTACCTGGGGAGGGCGAAGCAAGACGTGGCAGATGAGCTACCTGTGCTGACCGTTAAAGACATCTCTATGCCTATGGAAAAGTCGCAGTACATCTTTTATCAGGAAGCTCTTGAAGGGCTCTTGACCTTGAACCAGGGGACCGAGGATGAGGAAGAGCGTGAGGTCACCAAGCTCACCTCGCTTATTTACTGCCAGGAGATCGTCGACTCTCCCGTGTTGATTGGCAATGACGTGAAGTCGGGCAAAGAGACCTATTTCCTTGAACTCTTGAAGGAAGAGCTTGCAGACGAGAAGGTTATCGTCTTCACGCGTTTCAAGTCAATGGTGAATCGCCTGCAAGAGTTGCTGGAAAAGGACGGTTACAAGGTAGGCATCAAAGCGGAGGCGAACAAAGAGTGGTCGCCCGAAGAAGACAAGACCAAGGTGCCCAAGGGTCTGGTGAGGATCACAGGGGATGAGAGCCCGGAGCAACGAGATGCAGGGAGGCAGGCATTCGTCGAGTCGGAAAACACGAACCTGATCTTCCTTACAATGGCAGGTGCGGAGGCCATTAACCTCCAGGCTGCACGCGTGATGGTGTTTTACGACCTTCCCTGGAGTGCGGGTGATTATATTCAGTTGGTAGGACGTATGATCCGTATCGGGTCTCCACATGACAGGGTGTATGCGTTGCACCTTCTGTCCGAGACGCCCGAAGGCTACAAGACGATTGACCATCACGTCCGAGAGACCTTGCAGAAGAAGATGGGCTATATCGAGCAAGCTTTGGGGGAGCGTCTTGTGCAAGAAGGAAGCGAGGTTATACGAACGGCCACAGAGCATGACGAAGAGGAGATCATTTCGATTGAATCAACACCTGTGTCCAGTTTGTTTGACAGGATGATAGACGACGCACGCAACGGAGAGAAAAAGAATGACGACTAAGCATAAAACCAAAGGTGATCCCAACTGTGAGAAGTGTCACGGGAAAGGCAAGCTCCAATTGTCCGAAGAGGACCCCGAATATCAAGAACTCGTCAAGCAATACGGCGAGTACGCGGACGCTTACGCCACGGTCAAGAGGTGTGAGTGTCTGGAGCTTAGGAGGTTCGCAGAGAAGGTAGGAGGTGCGGTATTCAAGGCTGACATCATCGAAGATAACATGCTCGAAGAGTACGCAGAACGCAACCTCTTCTTGCAGTCAAATCGAACAGACTTCCTCGCACACCTACGAAGCTACCTGTGGAACCGACCGCTTGAGTATTACTGGCGCATGACGACAGATATGGATCTCATTGATATCTTCCTGGGTAAGAATGAGGGCTGGCCCTCTGTGTCGAGCTACGGCAGGGGTCCCGACCTACTCATCGTGCAACTGGGGTACCAAAGTTACAAGAATGTCGCGCTGTCAGGCGTTGTAATGGAGTGCCTGAAATCACGGCAGTTCCAAGACAAGCCTACATGGGTAGTAAACCCCCACGAACTGACCTTCAAAGAGGGTCACAACTTGGCTTGGAGCCCTGAGCTAGAGTGGTATTTCCAGACCGAGTACAAGCAAGAGACCCTGAAGCCGCAGCGTCAAGTGATCGCACGTCCAAGCGGCTTCGGGTTCAAAGCTGCGCAAACCACGTCAGCTACGGGCAAAGACAAGGGCAAGGGCGCCGCCGCATTCCAAGACATTGACTTTTAAGGAAAGATATGAAGAAGATTTTACGATCTGTTATCAACGTACAAGACACGATCTCATCCAAAGACCTGAGCAAGAACCTCTACACGCTTTCCGACATCAACCTTGAGTTCGTCAATGGCGAGGACGCACAGATTTGGGATTACATCCGAGACTATGCTACCACCTACACGCAGGCTCCGTCAATCAACTCGGTGCGTGATTATTTCGAGAAGGCGCAGCAAGTCGAGGTGCTGGACCGTGTAGAAGAGATCGCGAACTTTGGCACCACCTACCTCAAGACGGACTTTGAGAATCTGGTGAGGTCAGCGCTCAAAGATCAGAACGAACGTCTGGTGAGCTTCCTACTCAAAGATGCGTCACACATCCTGGCGAACGGCATGGATGTGGGCACAGGACGAAAGAAGCAAACCTACAAGGGCCACGCAGACGCGATCCGATACCTCATGGAACGAGCCGACAAGGTGCTCATGAGCGACAGCGGTACCGTGTTCCGGTCCGACGTGACCAAAGATGCTCCCGAAGTGCGTCGAGACTTCCAAAATACGCTGTCTAACGCGCGCAACGCATGGGGCAGGGGTTCGGGGCTAAATGAGATTGACACGACGTGTAGAGGCATCAAACCGGGCGAACTGTGGATACACGCGGCCAGTACAGGCGAACTCAAGACGACCTTCGCGATCAACTGGGCCTACAAGACGGCCATCATGTTCGGATATAACGTCTACTACTACTCGCTCGAAATGCCTGTAGAGCAGTTGAGGCGCATCATCTATGTGATGCACTCGAACCACCCCAAGTTCGCGAAGATGGGCTATGAACCGCTCTCCTATCGTATGATCCGAGACGGCGTAGACGACGACGGTAACCCCCTGAGCAAGAGGGAGATTGAGTTCTACGAGATGATCATTGACGACATTGAGAAAGGCCAGAAGCTAGGTGAGTACGGAGCCCTCTTTGTGGAGTGCCCGGATGAGCCCAAGACGTCCATGCAGATGGTCAAGAGCCGTATTGAACTGGTACACCAGACGACTCCTATCCATCTGGTCTTCATTGACTACCTCGGATTGCTCGGCGCGTCACGCAATATGGGCGATTACCGTGAGGAGTTGAACAGCATTTTCCGTGAAGCAAAGCAGATGTGTCTTACCTTCAACCGGGGTGAGCGCATCCCTATCGTAGCCCTACACCAGATCAACCGTGAAGGCAAGAAGGAAGCGGACAAAAACGACGGGCGTTACAACACGCAGGCGCTGGCGGATTCCTCAGCGGCGGAGCGTACTGCGGACGTGATCACCTACACGTACCTGAACAAAGAATACAGGGAGAACGGTGAGACGTTGGTGGGTTGCATCAAGAACCGAGACAACCCGCACTTCGACCCCTTCGTTGCAGACATTCACTTCGCTTCGAGGTTCATTCAAAACCTCACCAAGACGAGCAAGGCTGGACCGATTAACCTGAACCTCAAGTGAGCCCATGTCAGAACCACTAGACCGAGCCCGTAAGGAATACTACAAGGCGCGCGTTGACAACATACGTGAACAGGTGCCGATGGTCAAGGTTCTAGAGACCTTGGGGATCAGGGTACACGTCAACGAGAACGTCGAGATTCAGTACCCCTGTCCTCTGCACGGGGATGGTAAGGACAACGGGTTCTCGGCTCGCGTGTACCCTGGTGACGGTAATGACCTGGGAGGGCACACTTTTTGCTGGGGATGTCAGAAAGCTCGTGACCAGATCCAGTGGGTGCGTGACTACAACGGGATGTCATTCATGGGAGCCTTGAAGTATCTGGAAGATGCGTTTGCGGTGACGAACATCCCGTCTATCCACGCTTACTTCGACCCTACGGCGGTCGACAAGGTGACCGGGGAGACTCAGCTACACACGGAGATTGAAGGTATCCTGAACGGCCCTGCTACTGAGGCATTTAACCCACGGTATCTGGAACGTAAGATCGCGCGATTGGTCACGGAGAAGGGCTCAAGCCTGTCAAGGGCTGCGGTGACCCGGCTGTATTTCGTCTTCGACTTGATGTGCTATGACCTCGACCACGATCGTATCTCGGAAGAGAAAGCGCGCGCGCTGGCTACCAAGCTAGAAGCCAAGATCGCATCGCTGGGGTCCTGATGTCTCGTCAATTCAAGCTAAAAGACCCGTCCTGGGGAGAGCATGACATCCTTGTCATACATGAGGACGATGAGGGCGTATGGCCCGATGAATGGATAGCGTTCCAGACTGACCCAGAGGTGTCACGTCTGGGCGCTTTGTTTTCAAGGGTGACGCAAGAAGCATACCAAGACGCCCTACGAAATTACCCTACAAGGCTTATCAAAGAATTGGGCTTACCACCCCTGGCGTGTCTCATAAAGGCACCCTCTGAGATGAAACAATGCGCATTCAAGCGGTCTTGCGCGATGTACGACAAAGGCGCATGTCAAGGGGATAATAACAAGGTCCCGGTGTGTTACCAAGCTGCACTGGAAGAGGCAGGAGTGCCTGTAGAAATTCAGGTGTCAAGGGTCTTTGAACTTTGGCGATTGGGGTTCTACATCATCGTAGTCCCAACCTCTGACCATTAGATAGGAGATATAATGAACAATATTACTCAATTTTTTAACGCGTCGCAGTCGTGTTCACCGGACCCCTTGCCCTGGATGGCTACAAAGAAGTTCACGCGCATTGAGGATATGACCCACCTCAAAGCGGAGCTTGAGAAGGCTACGGCACGCGGCCTCTGCTCACTGGACCTTGAGACGCAAGGTCTTGACAACAGGATTGATGAGCATGGCAGGACGTTCCACCAGATCGTCGGCTACTGCTTCTGCTATGACGATGAGGAGGGCTTTTACGTCCCCGTGAGACACATCACGGACGATGGCAAGATGAGGCCGTGCAACTTGCCTTATATGGAGGTAGACAAGCTCTTCCGTGAGTTCTGCGAGACAACGCGTATCATCTATCACAACTCATCGTTCGATCAGGAGTTCCTTTACGGGTCGTCTGCTCATGTGCCCGATCCTTCGGTCGCCCAGTTTGAGGATACGTTGATCCTCGACTACCTCAAGGATTCCACTGCCAAGATGCACGGCCTAAAGCACCTGTCCAAGCAGTACCTTGGCTTGGAGATGCACGACCTCAAAGAGTTCTTCCCCAAGAAGGTGCGTGACCGCAGCTTCTCGACGTTGGACCCTACCGATCCCGCTGTATTGAGGTACGCTGGGGCGGACGCCATCTGCACGTTCATGCTCTACGATCACCTCAAAGAGCACGGCGAGGAGCAGAAGAGCACCTACGCAGTGGAGAAGGCGCTTGTACCTGCCCTGCGTTGGACAGAGCGTAACCGCATGAAAGTAGACCTACTCTACACGCGCAACCTCGCCAACGAGATCACCTTGATGATTGAGGAGACACAGGATGAGATTTACGCGTCTCTATCCAAGGCGCTCACCAAACATGAGCAAGACGTCCGCAACACCTACGATATCAACTCGCCTCAACAGCTTGGCAGCGCGATCCAGGCTTTGCAACTGGTAGACCGTGCGTTCGCTCAAATTGATCTGGAGGTCACCGAGAATTCGGGTCAAGTCAAGACGAACAGCGCGGCCATTGAGGAGCTTGCCAAAGAGCACGGCTCGCGCTTCCCCTTCCTGGCGCTCGTGCAGAAGATGAGAGGGCTTCAAAAAGTCTTGGGCACTTACGTCAGTCCGATCATTGAGAACACGCGCAAAGAAGACTCGACGATCCGCTTTTCATTTCAGGCCAACCGCGTGGATACAGGAAGGTTCGCAGCTTCCAAGGGTATGCCCGGACAGGGTTACTCGGGTCTCAATGTCCAGTCGGTTCCCGGCACGAACAGCTACGCCAAGATATACACCAGACGCATCAAATCGAGGCCAGAAGGCGAAGGGGACGTAAATGCGTCTTGGGACCCGGCTTTGACTGACGCTATGGACTCGGGCTTCTTGCGGCGCATCTATGACGGGCACTTTATGCAGGACCACCGCACAGGCGATGAGCTATGCGTGAGAGAGTCTTGCGAGGGGTGCCCCTTCGCCTCCGAGTGTGAGCGCGAAGAGCCCGTCAAGAAGCGCTTCTACTCGGTCCCCAACGCAGTCCGTTCGTGTATCGTGGCGCGTGAGGGCTACGTACTGGTCGCGATCGATTACTCGGGCCTTGAGCTTCGAGCCGTCGCGAGCATTTGTGAAGAGCCTCGCTGGCTTGCCGAGTTCTACCGTTGCTCTTCGTGCGACCATGAGTTCACCCCACCCGAGAAGCTTGGCAGGAACAAATGGAAGATCGTGGAGACCCCTCCCGCCTTGTGTCCGACCTGCGGAGAGGATACGATCGGAGACCTCCACACGCTCACCACGAAGATCATCTATGGCGATGATGTAGTGAACCTTCCTGCGTCGGAGTTCAAGCGTAAGCGACACAACGGCAAGGGCGCCAACTTCTCAATCGTCTACGGAGGCGGTGGGGGCGCTATTGCGCGCGCAACAGGAGTCACCTCAAAAGAAGGTTGGGAGATCCGAAACAAGGTCTTGAACGGCCTACCTGTCTTCAAAAAATGGATGGAACGTACGATCAATCAAGCGCACCAAGACCTTGAGGTTGAGACGGCTATCGGGCGCAAGATTCGTCTGTGGGACATCAACTCTCAAGAGTCGTGGCTAAGGGCGAAGCAGGAGCGAAACGCCATCAACTCTATCGTGCAGGGCACCGCTACGGGAGACCTGATCAAATACGCGATGGCGAAGGTGTATGCGGCGATCAAAGATCGGGAGTGGCTTGACCAATGCCGCCTGTGCCTCACCATTCACGATGAGCTTGTGTTTGAGATTCGCCAGGATATGCTCGATGAGGTATTGCCCGTCATTGACGAGTGCATGACTGAGTTCTCGCATCGTGTCAAATGGCCGATCCCTCTTATCACCGACGTTGAGTTCAACTCGGATTGGAGCCCTGGCTACAACTGGACCTTGATGCACGCCCTTCACCCCAAGACCGGCATGGCCCCTACGGATAACGAAGGTGGTGAGACCCCTCATTACTTGCTAGACAAGATCACGATATCCAAGGGTATGTACTACCGTAATGACGAAGGCACTCGCATGGTCTGGGATGGCACAGCCTACGTCACAGAAGATGAGTTCCAGGCCCAACGTAAGATTGAACTAGCTCTAGACCCTGAAGCTGAAGAAGGAACCTCCATGTCACTACTGAGCCCGCAGCCTCCCAGCGATCCCGATCCCGATCCCGAGACACCAGAGGTCAAGGCCCCGGTCCAAGACCGCTTCCCTGAGTACGAACACAAGGTGTCTGTGGCGATCCCTTCACGTGAGGCGTTGCTGTCTTATATGCTACGTTTGAGGCGTGTAGAGGAAGCCTGCCGCCTTATGAAGAAGGCAAACCTCTTCAAGCCTACGCACGTGCTCAAGGTCGTCACGGTACAGGGAGACGAGTTGACTGACCCCGACAAGAGGGTTGAGATTGACCCAGTAGTCTTCAAGGCACTGGCCTTCTATGAAGGGATCTAAATAGAGTGTTAGTATTTGGCTTGATATAAGCCATTAGACGGTCGGGGGCTTGCCCTCCGGCCCTTTTTTTTAGGAGTGTCATGTCGAAAAGAGATTACATACAGGAGTGCATGGATTCCATGCCCCAGCAAGGGTCATTGGACGCCTTCAAGAAGGGATTCTGTGACGTGTGTATCAACCCGGACTGCACGCGCAGCCGGTTCACGGACTCGAAATGGATGACCCGGATGATCATGCAAGAGCAAACCCTATACAACCCGGTTTTTGGTGACCCCGAAGACCCCAAGTTCGGGGATATCACCTCAAAGCATTTTGAGACAGTTGACGTGGAGACGCTGGAGTATTATGGCGGGTGGGTAGACATGAAAGAGGACGGCACTGTAGTGCGTCACGGGGATGTCAAGCCCGATGAGACCGACTCGTCCAAGCTAGACGACGCCTTACAGTCACTCCGTGGCGGGACGTCTGCACCTCCCAAGCCTGACGCTGCATCTTATGAGACAGTAGAAGCCCCGGAGACCGTCGAGGAGGTTGAAGACGAACCCGAGGCCGCCCCCGAGCCTCCAAGCCCGCCAGTGAGGCAGGAAGAGGCTTCCAAGCCCGTTAAACGGCGTGAGCGCGCGCAGAACACCGAGGTACCAAGGGGAGGTATCATTCTGGGACCCTCGCAGCCCAAGCCACGACCAAGCGCGCTGATTACCAAGAAGGACCCTTGGGCGATTAATCCCGATACGGCTCCCAAGAGAGGTAAGAACGGCAAACTCACTGTCCGCGTGTCGGATGGCAAGGTCTTGAAGGATGAATGATGCAAGATAAAATGACGTATATGGTCGTGATCAAGCCCGACGGCAAGACGCACATCGTGGTGCTAGACCGTGGCGTAGTGGATTGCGCTCGCGCCGAAGAGGTCGCACACGCCCTGGGTGATGTGACCTCCAATGAGGTCTTGCCTGATGCTCGGACTCTACAAGAGTCAGACCTTGACCAGGGAGAAGACTGATGAGCCGTAGAATATCCGTCCAGTGTGATATAAAACACGAGGACATGCTCAAAGCCGTACTGACAGAGAGGGGCCTTGGCTTCGTAGACGCAGGTGCTGGGATATATCGTATCCTCTCTACGGAACAAGGTCACACGCTGATGTACAGAGGGATCACCCTGTCAAAAGGTGCAGGGGGTAACTTCGAGGCGACTTATGACGAGGATTGCCGCATGGCGCGCGGTGTGCTAGGCAGCGTGACGCAGCACTACCTACGTAAGCATTACCTGTGGGAAGCGATGCAGCAAGGTGATCAGATCGTCAAAGAGTATGTCGCCACGGGATATGATCAAGATCCTCTTATTGAACCGGGAGATATAGTGATCGTAGCAGTCAAGGGGTAACCAAATGCCGGTGAACGCAAGGCTAAAGTCTCTGCTAAAAGGCGTTACGGAAAAAACACCCGAGACGGGCAGAAGCCAGCCTTGCCGTGTGGTGCATGAATGTCTTTGTGGCAACCCTCTTGTATACGCTTTGATCACGCCTGAAAGTGAGACCTTTGGTTACAAGAGAGGTCTACCCCTGGAGTTGACTTGGAACACGACTCCGCCCAAACTAACTCCAGGGATTTTGAACCTGTTCAGCCGTGTCCGAATAGCTTCAAAAACCCACTGGGAGTTCAAGTGCCCGCAGTGCGCGGCGCTATCCCATGTCCAGCTATCTTTTGACGGGGGAATGTTGCCTGTCGGGACGATGCGCATGGCTTACGTCATAATTCCTCCAGAGAAAGCCTCTATCCTAAAGGACCTCCGACATGTTGAAGACCTATCTTGATGTGCTACCACCCCTTCTTATGGTGGTCACCGATGAGGAGGATCGTCTGATTGAAGACATCTTCAAACAGGTTCGGCCTACCTGCGACGTGCTGGTGTGGAATGAAAGCTTTGGCTTGCTCAAAGCCGACCAGTACATCGAAGAATGGTCAGTCTTGAGGTACCCCGAGGACGTGAATTCGTTTCAGCTTCTGCCCGTGATAAAAGAAGCCTACCGTGCCTCGAAGTCCTCGAAGAGGGATAACCTGTACCACGTTCTTCTGGACGCAGACACCCACCTAAAAAACCCCTCGGTCCGTCGCTCCCTCAAAAACTTTGCCCTGGCAACACAACGCAACGTTGCCTCTCAACGTAGCCTCATCCTCGTGTCCAAGACGGGGATCGTACCTACTTACCTTCAAGGTTTGGTAGAGGTGTACCATTACGGCTCTATCCCAGCACAGGAATTACGAGCGGAGCTTGGCGCCTTTGAAGACAACACACGTCTCGCTGCAAAAGAGCCCGGCATTACCCCGGCTCAAAAGGCACTGGTAGAGAACTTCACGCTCCCTGCGGGACGCGACGTCGCAGACCCTATCCCCGATGAGTTCATCCGAGCGTGCGAGGGCTTGACAGGGTATCAGATACGTGAGATGCTTAACTACTTGATGGCCGACAAGGATTTCGTCATTACGGTAGCTGATGTAGTACGCAAGAGACGTGACTACCTGCCTACGCGTGACTTCTTGGAGGTCGTCAACACAGACCTTGCCTTCAAAGACATCGCTGGAATGGACAGGCTCAAGGTATGGCTAAAAGAGGCGGGTGCCTCGTTTACCCCGGAAGGTAAGTCCTGGGGGCTGCCCCCGTGCAAGGGTGTTTTGTTGGTAGGTATACCGGGATGTGGTAAGAGCCTCACCGCCAAGGCCCTGGGGAACGAGATTGACCTTCCCGTGTTGAGGTTTGACCCCGGTAAGGTGTTCGGACCCAGAGTAGGAGACTCGGAGTCGAACATGCGCAGAGCGCTCAAAGATATCGAATCCATGAGCCCTTGTGTGGTGTGGATTGATGAGATTGAGAAGGGGTTCGCAGGTCTGGGCTCTTCTTCTCGTACAGACTCGGGGACGACCGCAAGGGTCATCGGAACCTTCCTGTCTTGGTATGAAGAGCACGCCGAAGATGTGTTCATGGTCGCAACCGCCAACGGCATTGACGCACTCCCCCCGGAGATGATCTCCCGATTCGAGGAGATATTCTTCGTGAACCTGCCAGACGCTTTGGCACGCCGTGAGTGCTTCGAGTTGCAGTTAGATAGGTACTGGACGCCCGAAATGGGCTCCAGAGACGTTCTGGACTATGGAGCTATGTCTCACGCCTCGGAGGGGCTTACAGGCCGTGAGATTGAGAAAGCGGTTAAGGAGGGTCTACGTCACGCGTTTGTTCGTGGAAAGTCCCTGGAGACAGAACACTTTTTGCAGGCGATTGAAGACAAGCCGCCTCTCTCTCAGGTCTTGAGGGAAGATATCGACAAGCTCACCGAGTGGGTGTCTTATGACCCTGACCGTGATGAGGGGGTGCGCGCGAGGTTTGCTTCTGAACCCACGCACCTACGAGAAGAGTCTGAGAGTGTTACCTCTCAGACTCTTCGTGCGCTGTCAGATATAGATATGAACTAAATCAGTCGCGGTCTTCGATGTCTTTCTCGAAGACGTTGTGGAACAACTCCGCGATCTCACCACGCTCAATGACCTTCAGGTCAACGTGTGCGGTCAAAGGTGACCTGAGAAAGTAAGGGGAGGTACAGAGCTTGTGTAGACCCGTCATGGACCTTTTGAGGTTCTGACGGTCTCTCTGGTTAAGGTCTCCAGACAAGACGAGCTTGGAGTTACCTACGTCGTCGATACGGGTACCCAGGGTAGCCGCCTCGTGCGCGTTCAGGTTCTGTGCCTCGTCATACCAGACGATCGCATCTCGAAGGGTGGCACCTCGCATGAGTTCAAGAGGCATGAACTCGATGATTTTCTTCTCGATAGCTGTCTTGATGTACTGGGCACCAGACTTGCCGATCATGTTCTCAAACATGATAGAGAAAGACTTGAGGAAGGGTCCGAACTTATCGTTCTCGTCTCCCGGTACGGTTCCCCAGTACCTTGTCTTGGTTACAATCTCCAGTGGCTTGGACAGGATCATCTTCGCAAACGAATCCTCCCCCTTTTTCATCACCCTGTCAAGAGCGTAAGCACCGATCGCTGTCGACTTTCCTGTGCCCGCCGCACCCGTGACCACGATCACACGCACTTCAGGGTCATCCATCAAGTTGAACAGTTGCGCTTGCTCACGGTTACGAGGTTTGATCCCGTAGTATTCGATGTTTTGACGGGCAGGCGTTAGCCCTCTACCGTCAGGGGTGACAATCGCCAACGCGTGCTGCTTTGAATCCACAGACTCAAGAGATACCGGCTGATTAGGCCAGAGCACGTCATCATCAACGTGTGAATAATTAGTGGAGACGTATTCGGCAGGTAGGTCAACGTACTTCTCGGAAGAGAAAAGCTCATTGATGTAGGAGCCGGACACCTGAAAGTGTCGAGCCGTCTTGCCGTACCTGTGTTCGGACGCATCTTGAAAGATACCCAAGGGAAACCTCGCTTAGTAGAGGAACTGTATCGGTAATGCCATTCGTAGAAGCCATCGTTTTGACTTACATTGAACCCGGCACATAAATAGAACCTTTCAACCTACAATGATTCTTCACTATGATACGTTAATAGTGTAGTAAAAGACTTAACCCCCCTTGGGAGACCCCATATGTCGGTTAACGTATGCCGTAGGATAGCTTTTCAGTCCTTATCGGCTCTAAGATCCCTCGAAAATCAGTCAAACTGGGACACTCTTTTTTTTGAAGAGGTCCTGATCGCGGGATTGAAAAGGGCTTTCAAGAGCCCCGATGAGACGGTCAAGCTATGGGCGCAGATTGACAGCACGGGGGAATGTGCAGACATACACCTTGAGCTAATGACTGACCAGGGCGAACTGGTGCAACCCTGGCTCATGACGTTGAGTCGTGACGAGGGGCTAAAAGAATACGATGGGGTCGTCGAGATAGGCGAATCCCAAACGCCCTTCCCCGAAGGATTATTTAGGTGGGAGTGCGACCGTTTCGACGAAGAGGCCGTCACAAAGGCACTAAGACATTGGGCCGCATCTTACTGGCCCGACTGGTCACCCCGTTTTGAGTGGGGGAAGATAGCCTCGATGGATTACCTGTTCACGCAGATATTTGAAGAGCTTAAGGCAGATCCTCCCTCACTGTTTCTGGTCACCCCAGAAGAGGGCGTGGATGCAGCGGTTATGGCCTACATGACATCAAGTGCCTTTATGGTCGTGACTCATGACGGGGAAGGTGTTCTTGTACAGAGCACACACATTGACCAGATGGGCTTGATCGCAAGGTTCCCGCACCTAAGCAGCGTTGAAGTGACGTATGAAAGCGGTGAGGAGGTGTGAGTATGACTCTTTTTCTGTCCGTATGTGACATCTTGAGAAGGGGGGACGAGGATATGCTCAAGCTGTTCTTGGAGGAACCTACCTTGGCAGTTTACGTCGCGGTTCAGAACCGTTTGACCTCGCTGCACGCTGACCGCTCCGAGGTGTTCAATAAGTTCGCCACGAGGATTCATTGCGTGGACAAAAAGAACCTGCCCCCGGACCTGCACGACGTACACGATATGCTACGCGAGTACACGATCCTGCTGAGGTCCAAGGCCCTTCGCATCAAATCCAATCAGCGCCGCTTGAGATCCCAGGAGTTGCACCGTGACCTACCCTTTCGTAAGGTCTTGTATTACGTCACACATGCCACCATGTTCACGCTGGAACAGTTCCTCACTCATCCCGAGCACGGGACTAACCTCGATGTCCTCACCGTTTGTCTTGAAGAAAGCTATCTGAGGACCAATAATTCGGACCCTTTCGGGAACCCGTCTGCCGTGTTCCGCTCCACCTACAAGGCGGATACACTTGTATCTGATTGGATTAAGTATGATTTTGACTAAGCAAGGCATTTTGGACGAGATTGAAGAGGGCCGTATTGAGATCGATCCTCTTGATGTCACGCTGTTCAATCCCAACTCCGTCAACGTTCGCCTTGACAAAACTCTTTTTGTGTACGACGTTGACAACTCTACCCCACTCACACGCATGATGAGGAAGGTATTGCCAGCGGCCCTGTGCGGTTGGTTACCTCCCTCAGAGATTGACCTTGACCCCTCCAGGCTTGATTCGCCCCCTGGCAGAGAGATGCAAATCCCCGAGAAGGGGCTTGTGTTATTGCCCGGAAGGTTGTACCTTGGGTCCACAGTAGAGAGGACCAACTCTCCGTGTCACGTACCTATCTACGAAGGTAGGTCGTCAATGGCGCGCGTCGGACTCGAATCGCACGTGTGTGCAGGTTGGGGAGACGTGGGCTGGAATGGGACGTGGACGCTGGAGATACGTGTGACGTACCCCACCCGAGTGTATGCCGGGATGGAAATAGGTCAGGTCGGATTCTCGGCGGTCAAGGGAGATATCTCGCCGTATGGTAGTGAGGAGTTTGCCTCACGTTACCAACACCAAAGAGGTCCAACGCCCTACAGGGGGCATGGCCGGAATAAACAGGTTGACCCTGAGCGCTGAATCTGCTAATAAGATTGAGCGTATACGGGATTACCCGTGAGACATGCCACCCCGAGTAAGGGTGTGGTTAACACTAAACACTGCGAAAAGCGAAGGTTACAAATGGCTAAGGAAGAAAACATTGAGGTCGCGGGTGTAGTGCTAGAGGCGCTGCCTAACGCCATGTTCAAGGTTGAACTTGAGAGCGGCATGGTTATCTTGACCCACATCTCGGGCAAGATGCGTACCCACAACATCCGCATCCTACTGGGCGACAAGGTGACGGTTGAGATGAGCCCCTACGATCTCACCAAGGGCCGTATCACCTACCGACACGTTTGAGGATACCCCCTATGGATGTGAAACCAAGCTCGACAATGATCGCCATCTTCCCGCCTGAAGAGTTCCTTGTCCACGCGGATAAACACGCGTCTCAAGACCTCATCAATGCTGGACTGCACGTGACGTTGTACTATGTGGGGGACACGTCCTCGGAGGACGATGCGGCCATGATCTCCAGCTTACAGAAGGCCATGAGGTCTTTCCAAAAGCCCTTGACCATGTACATGAACGGTCCGGGTTGCTTCCTCGACACAGAGAACAACAGTTTCGTTCGCAAGCTCACCATGAACGCTGTGGGTCTTGAATTGCTCAGGTACAAGGTGTTGAGAGAGATGTGGGAAGGTGGCTTTGTGGGTCCTCAGAAGCATGGGTTTTCTGCGCACCTCACACTCCAGTACCACGACACGACTGAACTCTTTGACGGCTGGGAAAAGTGCGCCCTGGAGCCCTACCCAAAATTCCCCATTGAGAGCGTCTACATAGTACGATCTAACGAGGTGATCGCTTCTGTCAAGGTCGGAGGTGAGGTGACCTTGGGGGGCGTAAACCCTTCTCTTGAAAGGTTGAAGTGATATGCTGATTCTGTCCGAAGGGCTGTACCGACACTACAAAGGCAACCTCTATGTTGTCACCGATGTGGTGAGGCACACTGAGAGCAAAGATTATCTGGTGGTCTACCACGAGAAGAGTAACCCCGAGTCCTCGTGGGCGCGTCCCCTGGACATGTTCAAAGAGAGCGTCAGCCTGCCTACGGGTGAGGTCGTTCCTCGATTCGAGCGTATTCAGTTGACATGAGACAGGTGGACGTGCTATTGTGCGTTCCAATCAAAATTTAAGAGGTAAGAAGCATGTTTGTAGACCTAGCCCATGAAATCAAAGAGTGCCTTGAGGCTTTGGAGACCCTGAACGAATCGTTCATTGAAGAGATCGGGAGCCTCATCCCCGTAGGAATCATCCTGTCTTTGTCGGACGGAAACCCCGACGTGTATGGCGAGGTCCCCCAAGGTCAAGTCGCACGAGCCATCATGCCTCTCCCTAATTACATGGGAGGTTGCCCCGAGACCATGTTGCGCGAGCTTATGCACGGCATTCGTGACGCGCAGTTGGATAAGAACGCAGAGCTTGCCGAGCGCGTCGACGGTGCGATTGAGGCCATGCTAGATGGATGCCCGGAGGGTCCCGAGGAGGGAGCACGTATCGCGCTGACCATGCTACTGGAAAAGTTCCCCGAGTACACCCTTAAAGACATTCCGGTCATGCTGATGAAGCGGATGGTTCGTGAACTCGAAGGGATGTGCGTGATCCTGAGCCTTGACTCGATGGTCAAGGTGTTTGACCAGGGCACTAACGTTGACCTCAACTCTGTGGACCTGTCCAAAGAGACCGAGGGGGTTCAGGAGGCTCTTATCACGCACGTGCTGATGCCTAACTATCAGCGCATCGTGACGACCCCTTACACACGTTCGCCCGAAGGCGACTTTATCTGGGGAGACACCGAGGAGTCCAATTCGGGCGGGAATGTCGTGTCTAGGTACGCTTCGATCTTCGGCTCGCCCGTTCTTTCATCTTGAGTTTGACATTCGG